CTGGAAGGACTTTAATCGTCTTGTCGTCACCGACAAGATGATAGACAAGGCCTACCAGAAGAATTTCGCGAACAAGTCGTTCGAGGAAATAGTGATGAGCAAGTTCACCAAGGAAGAGGTAGCGCAGATCAGGGACGAACTACAGATGGTATGCCGTCCGGAGGAGATCAGAACCAGAGACGGAAACGGCAAGCAGGAATCGGTGGTCAAAGATTTCGCACCAGGGCGGGTGGTTTATAACAACCATTTGGAACTATTGGCGGTGACAATCATAAGCGGCACTATTTACCATCACTTGTTGTTTGACGAGGAAGATGGAATTTATTACACCATGTCCATAAAACACAGACCCCGAGACGAAGTGCTTGACGACTTCAGGGACATGATGACCAACCCTTTTGCGCAGGCTACGGCACTAGGTACGAGGGAGGCTAAGAAGGCCGCCATGGCGGCCGGATTGCCCAAGGACCAGAGGGTACCGGACCCGGTCAATATCGACACGTGCTGTTGGGAGATTGACCAGTCGCGGATGGAGCTGCACGAGCGCTGCAACCGCTACGGGGAAGGTATCCTCGGGTACAGTTACAATGTCCTTATGCGCATTGACGATAGGGTACGCTCTAAGATCAACGGTGAATTCACCAAGCTCCATCAGGCCAAGATCGTTTACGACGTGAAAACTGGCATGAGGGTGCGATTCAAAGTGCGCAGCCCACACGTCGCCAAGGACACGTATTGTACGGCCAAGTTTCCCGACATGTACATGGATTCAGGATGGCTGCTCACAACTGGCGTGAATTTCCACAACGAATTGAGCGGCACATACAGTAGCATTGTTAAGAACCCCCAGCACCTTCTCGCGATCAATCCGCGCACTCAGAAGTTCAGGATCCAGGACGGGACTTTCGATTGGAAGTTCAAGTCGATAGACCTCTACCAGACCCTGGAGTCGAAACAAAAGTCATCGTTTTCGATTTACCTCAGGGGCATCTTTGAAGGGGACGATGGTGGAGGGGCCGGATCCAGATGCCTCGCTGATCCACGCAACGGCGGAGACCGAGGCCTCATCATCAAGCAACAGGAGGATTTGGGCTATTCAGCCAAACTCAAGGCAATGGTTGATGGGCGACTGGAGATTATAGGCGCCCACTTTCCTGTGGAGAACGGATTGGTATCTAAGAAGGTGCCATGGATTCCCGCAGTAACACGATACACCTCAAAGCTCGGCACGCAGACGAGCGTTAACATCACACCGTCATCGACTTGTGCACGGTTTATGTCATTGTCCAGTATGTTCGCAGGGCGCTGCGAAAAACTGGAGAGGGCCTTTGCCGAGTCAGCACAACGCATCATTGAGCAGTACAGTAGCAACAAGAAGTTCTGGACGAGGTCTATCAGGACGGACGGTTACACTGAGATCGATCGGGCGTTCGGACAAGGAACAAGCACAATGTGGACATTACAGAACGTCAGAGATCATTTCAATCGCCTCGGCAACAAAATACACCAAACTTCGGAGGTGGAAATCATGATGCTCAACATGAGCATCGCGGAGGACGTTAATTCCAATTTGGTCACGCGATCCGACCACTCCAAGTTGAGTTTATTTGCAGAGGCGTGCGGAAAGTTTGACGGGGATCATGAGAGTGCGTTTGCACTCTTACCCAGCAGTTTCCGATGAAGTTAGATCATGCTGTGATTGATTGTTTAGTGCAACTACGAATTTAAATCCGTGGAAAACTCAACAAAACACTTCAAAATTTTAAAACCTCTTAAACATCATAAAACACACATCAAACACTAAAACGACAAATTCGTGCAGGCGCAGTCAACTGATGAGTCCCGGCGCC